GTAGCGTGAATCATCGCCGTTAAGTGCGTTAATAATGACTGGTATGACTGCCGCTGAAACTGCGACTATTAGCGGGTGGACGTCTGCGGTTGCGAGCCATGAGAGTACGGCGCCTAAACCGGCCCCTGACGCTATTTTGACGATGGAGCCCTCCCACGTGGACGCGAGCCAATGCTTCATATCAGAGTCCTAACTTCTCGGAGATCCGATCGACTTTCGCGGCAACATCGGCCAATGATTCGCCACCGTTACGGAACCCCGGTTGGATAGTGAGGGTCGCTTTTTTGATCTCATCGCGTACGACGTTGCGTATTAGCCACACCAGCCCGGTGCCCATGATTGCAAGGGCGGCTAAGGATGTTGCTACGAGGCCTACAACGTCCCCAAAGTCCACCGCTTTACCCTTTGAGTTTGGCTCGGACAATAGCCCGGGCCCGTTCGGTTTCATCGGCCACTTTAGGGTGCTTTGACGATGTTGGCTTTTTCTTGGGCTCCACCGTTTCGGGTGGCGTGTCTACGTGTAGGTCTTGATCTATTTCACTCACTTGGTGCCTCCTCTATTTGTGGGCTTACAAATTCATCAAGTGTAGGGTCATAGGTCATTCCTTGGCCCGCGTACTGGCCGCGAAAGTTGTTGTTGTACGAGGTTTGTAGCCAGTCCCCGTCGATACCGATAGCAGCGATGAACGCTTGCCCGATCGGTTCGGAGTCGGGGAAGTCACCACCGCCACAATCGTCGTTATCTATCACGATGACGTTGCTAACAATGTAATTTTCCACTTGCGCGAAGTGAGCCATTTACACCACCACCCTAACGATTACGAGGCCGGAACCGCCAGCGCCACCTGTGCCACCAGAACTTGAATAACCTGCACCACCACCACCACCACCAGTATTTGCAGTGCCACTTGTAGCGGCAGGCGAATCACTTGTGGAGCCAGCACCACCACCACCAGAACCCCCGGAGGCTGCGAATCCAAAACCACCAGAACCCCCGCCACCGGCCCGAGTAACTGCGGTGCCCGTGATCGAATTACTTCGACCTGCACCACCGACACCAGCAGGGCCAAAACCAACCGCGTTGCCTCCGACTGCACCAGCACCACCACCACCACCGGCAGTATTTCCGTTGCCGCTACTTAGTATTCCACCGTTGTTACCTAAACCCACTATTCCAAGTCCAATAGTAGAACCCCCACTGCCGGAACCACCATTTATACCTACTACTGCACCACCACCACCACCCGGTGAGAAGTAAGATCCGACAGATGAGGCAATACCATTGTAACCCCTTACGGATGCAATAGAGTTCGCCGCGCCTCCGGCCCCAACGGTGACCGTTAAAGTCCCTAGAGCAAGGTATGCGTTATTAAACTCTAAGTGTCCCCCGGCTCCACCAGCAGAATAACGTGACCCAGAACCACCACCACCGACCACAAGGATGTCAGCGAACCCGGCGCGATCCACAACAAGGGAGCCGCTACCCGTGAACGTGACGTACTTGAACGAATCGCCGCCTGATGAGTATGTGCCGGTCGCCGTGTTCGTGAAGTTCGCGGGACCGGCACCACTAAAAAGCACCCATGCACTACCGTCGTAACGGTAACCTTTGTTATCGTCGTTCAGGCTACACATTTGCCCCTGCACGGGTGAGGGTATAGCGGCGTCACGCGCTGCCGCGTTAGCGAACGGATTCACACCGACGATATCGATACGCTCCGCTAGAGCCTCAGAGGCTCCGGGGTAGTTTGCGACTAGGTCGGAGGATTCCACGTACGGATTCCCTACGGGGGTGACTGCCATTTTATAACCTCACTAGATCGGATTGTGTGATGATTTCAAACCATTGGGCGCCTGCCCCGACTTCTGACCATGTAAAGCCCGGTGCAACTTGACCCCATTGTAGGACTTGCAGACTGAATCTAGGGTCTGATATTGAGAGTGTCATAATGTGTTGCCCGTTGTTGTATGAGTCCGTCCAGCCTTCGACGATGCCGTTAAAGTCAGGGTAGGGGCCTGACGCTGGTAATCCTCTGACTGTTACGAGCGCACCAGATACCAGGTCGAGGAGCTTGTCGGTGTCTGTCGGGTTGAGTTGGTCTACGAGGACCGAGATTTGGCCTAGATTCCAAAGCCCGTTCGCTTGTGCGGTCATAATCCCGGCGGCCCGAGTCGTCGCGTCCGTGATCGTTTTAATGCCCGTATCTAGCCGGTACTCCCGTCGCCCGTATTGGGTGATCGACGCGCTATCCGTTTGAGTCACTGACAGGTCAGGGCCATATGTCACCGTGACGTCGTTAATGAGAGGCGTTAGAGTCTTAGACCATGTCGGGGCGAAGATAACCCCGGGGGCTTCGAGGTTGAAACTAGGCGGGAATAGTGGGGCGTCTGCCCATGTTCCCTCGGCCTCTGACCATGTGCCGATCTGGTTGGCCCATATCCCTGCGAATGTTGTCGATCCCCGGTTCCCGTAGTCCTCGAATATGATTCGGCCTGTCGGGTCGTCGTAGTAGGTGGCCCCGGTTCCTTGCGCGATACGGGCGAGGGCGTCAAGGGCCGTGGAGGGTTGGGCGTCGGCTTCGATGATCGCGTACAGGGTAATGTCGGGGTCGCCCGCGTTCAGGTAGTCGAGGCCGGTGGCGTCGAGTATGTCGGTGACCCGTTGCCGTGCGCTCTGCTCAATGTACCCCGTCACTCCAACATCGGTGTAGCCGAGTTTGGCTAGGTTCCCCATCGCCGTAATAGTGGTGATTGCCGTCGGGGTAGTCGTGCTAATAAATGACACGTCAAGGTCACTAATCGCACCCGTGAACCTTGGCACACCGTCGAAGGATATTGCGACCGTGTCGGCTAATTCCAGGAGCGGACCCGTGTCGCCCCGTAGCACGATCTGGGTATTGGATGCGGTCGGGCTAGAGGTCACATCCGAGCGACCATGTGCGATAGTGACGTTGTACTCGAATAAGTCTAGGTCGATCACCGACCCGGCGAGAGTGATTTGTAGTGTCATGTCAGCACCGGGGTCACGACCGCACCGCTACGGGAGTCGGCTTGCCGTACAAGATTCGATAACGCCAGGGCTACCTGCTGCTGGGTGAGACTTGCTTGCCGCTGTGATTCCCGTGCCGATACTTCCGCCCGGGCCGCTGTGCCAAACGCTTCGGCTTCGCGTAAGGCGGCTGCGACGTCTTGTTCGAGTTTCGCCTTAAACGCGGCCCCGACCGGTTTCGCTATTTGCTTCCCTATTTTCTTGAGCCGGTCGCCCTCTTTCGATAGTTGCGTGGCTAGGCCGTTCACCGTCTCGACACCCGAGGCGACACCGGCCAGCATGAAGTCGGGCACGATACTCATCGCTAGGAGGGCTGTGGATTCACGAACCCCAACGAACTTATCCGACATCGTGGGCACGAGACCGTCGTCGATCAGTTGCGTAGCCAACGCCGTACCAGTCACCGGGCCGAGGGATGCTATCGCGTTAATGAATTCGAGGTCACCCCCAGCGGTGCGGACTTTTTCGAGGACATTCCCGAAGGCGTTCGCCTGGTCGATTTGTTTGTTAAACCCTTCCAACAGACTTACCCCGGTGGCGTTGCCCAACGCATCGAACTGGCCGGTAAATGCCGCTTCGAGATCAATGCCACCGAGTAGGTTCTTTTGGATGTTGTTCGCGTAGTCGGTGACCGACAGGGCTGCGGCTTCGAGTTTCGTTTTCTGTACGTCGAGGTCGGCGTTCGTCGCGGCGAACCTGAGCCCTAGCGCCTCGTTAACGTCTAAGAGTTTCTGTTGTTTCTTGGTTAGTTCTTCGGTCGCTGCACTTGATCCGCCGCTGGCTTTCGTGTTGTCTTTTATATCTTCGGTGACTTGACCCCACACGCGCCCGGTGCGGGCGAATATCGCCGTCATTTTTTCGGCGTGGTTCGCTGTGGAGGCCGCGGCGATACCTGAGTCGTAGACGCTGTGTGCGAGTGCTTTACCTCCACCGGCGAGGGCTGCGTTGGCGCTGGCTAAATTGAGGGCCGCTGTGTACTGCCTGCCCATGCTGCGGGTAGTTGTTTCTGATTCGTCCCCGAGATCCGCGATTGCGCCGATAGCGTCATACACCAGTCCGGTGAACGGTACGAGTACTCGGTTAATGTCGAGTGACACTTTCAGTAACGTGCTGAGGCTTGATTCGCTTTTATCTGATTTGGGTGCAAGTTGCGCTAATTGGTCGGCAAGTTTTTTTACACCGAGCGCGAAGTTGACAACGAATGTCCCGGAGTCTTCTAGTAGCGGTTCAAGGTCGGCCATCGTATCTACCAGGTTGCTGGTTGCGCTGTTCGTGTTCCCGAGTGCTTGCAGGAAGCCGCGGCCAAAGGATTCTTTCAGGTTGTCGAACCCGACAGTAACCCGACCGATCTGGCCCTCGAATGTTTGTGCGCTGGTGGTGGATTGCCCGGCGAATGTTTTCGCCAAACTTTCACTAATGATTCGCATGTCACCCGTTGCCAGTGTCGCCTTATCGATACCGGCACCGAGCCGGGAGAGTCCTTGCGTGTTGCCGTCGTATCCGCGACCGAGGGCCTGCACCACGGCGTCGAGGCTTTTACCTGACCCGGCACTCACATCCAGGGCAAGGGATAAGGCTTCGTTGGCTTCCTCCGTGTCACCGATGGATCGCACCAGTCGGTCGTATGCGGGTCGGAGCTCATCGTCAGCAATACCCAATGAGCGTTCGAGCCCGGAGATAAACTCTTCGATCTTAGGTTGGTCGTGTGCGAGCCCGACGTTTCCGAGAGTGGTGGCAAGTTTCTCTAGGGCGGCTTCGTCTTCCATGGCGGCCTTCACGCCGTCCACCCCGAACTTGATCGCCAGGGCGCCGGCTGCCGCTGCAGTCGCGATAAGGGCAGGGCCGACCATCGAGGACATCGTGCCCGCGAACCCTTTCAGGCCGCCCTGCGCCTGGTTAAGTCCAGAGTTAAATTTCTTGAGGTCAGCGGTGACGAATACTTGGAGTGTTTTGCCTCCACTAATAGCCATTAGCCGACGTTCCATTTCGTTACTAGCCCGTTGACGGCTTTAGCCCATTCCTCGAGTGCAGGCTTCTGGTATGTGCGGGCCTTGAATAGCCAGGTGGTGCGCTCGAACGGTGCGAATGAATTACCAGCGTCTCCCGTGTCAGTCGGATAACGCAACATGTTCGACGTGGCCCCGCCTTTTGTTGTTTTCTTTTGGTTACCGATCATGATTTTGGGCACCCTGTCGGCACCGGCCCTAATAGAGTCGGCTAGGTCTTCGTTCCATGATCCGACTCTCATAGCGGACGCCTTAAACGCGGTGACCATGTGTT